GCTGAGTACCCATCTACACTGTCACTGCGGTAGACAGGACTCGGTTTGTACCCCTCAACAACAAGTTGTTGAGAGGAATCGTCCCACCCATAGGCGGAACGAAAACCGAGATATGACACTCGGCCAAGCACAGAACTATTTCCAGATACATAGGGCAAAGGCCCTAATATCGACTCACATATGGAAAACATATGTGAAGATGTGCGCCAATAACCCTTCAAATAGAAGAGGTTAGCGGTAGCAACCCAGGAAATAAGCTCTGATGCCTGCTGCTTGTTCTCAGGGCGTAAATGACGTAAGTACACCGGATTTACCGGAACTCCGTCAAAAACGTCTACACCACAAGACTCTCGGAACTTCCCAGTTACGAATGTCTTGGATGTATTTACCTTACAGTGGTACTTTTGTAGGTAATCGAGAACAATTTCCGCGTCTTCTACGGGTATGATTATATCATCACCGTAGACGAACACGTCTCTACTAACATTAAATATGTTAGAGGGACTTACAGGGAGGTTATGTTTAACCAAACGGGCCATTACACATATAGTGTAAAAGTACATGGCCTCGATTGGAAAACACAGAGCACTACCCATAGATGCAAACTTCTGAAGGTTGGTTATAAGCCTTCCATCAGGAAGTTTAGCACTCCTCGAACGGCATGCAAAGACAGCATCCCTGAGATCAGGGACGCAAGCTAGCATTCTCCATACCATTGATTGCGGAACGCGATCGCTGGCATCAGAGAGATCGACCGTTGCTAGTCGACCATCGACCGAGGACGTTAAAGCAAGCAATTGGTTAATTGACTGGTCAGTGAAATTCACTTGACCTCTGGTTAACCAATACGATTCGATCTCCTTATAAAGGAATGATCGAATAGCCTGTTGCGTATATTGCATACACACAGGTTCTATAGCGATAACGCGTGGGGCCTTCAACGTTTTAGGAACTAGAACAACCCTAACGGGCGGTTCTTGATCCTCCTGGACGAACGTGATTTTCTCGAGCCAAGGGTCACTCTCACAATAACTGACGCTATAAGCGCAGTCAATGAAAGGAAACCACGGCTCAAGACGATCGTGCCAACTACGCCAAACGTATTTCTTATTTCCTGAAATACGCTCGGAGGTAGCACCGGGACCATGTCTGGGTAGTAGTTGCTTGCTGTTAAACACAGCGAGACAGTTGTACCATAGACAATCAGAAACTTCATCAAAAAAGATGTCAGTTTCTTCCGGTGGCGAAAACTGTTGAAAGCTAAGCTCAACATTGACGAAGTTATCCAAACTGGCTCTCTCCCTTGCGGGAGAGCAGCCAATCTCAACCTTTTTGAAGAGTAGGCAAATCTGCCTAACAGCTTCAACATAGGTGGGGGTAACAGAGTCATACATCCTCCCTGTCTCTATGTCAAAAATGTGACTGGTCATACCTTGCAAGAAAGCAGGGATTGACCCAATTTTCCGAAAACTACGGAACATTGTTGAGTCAACACACCCACTCTGCAGGGCTTGTTCAAAGTCCCTGCTAAATTGGGGAAGGGTAATCGTTAAAAACGAAATGCCCTCATTTTTGACTCGTGATCTAATTGTCTTTAGATCACGAACAACAGAGACTTCAGCGGGACACCCGATGGAAGCATCCAAAAGGACGTTCTCCATCAACTTCAGTTGGTCACTTACGTTGCTTTTCAAGGGCCCTCCAAAAGAGGTAAACCTTCAAGCCACGCATGGTCACCGAGCCCATAAAGGGCTGATTACCGAGGAAAAGATCGCTCGGAAAAGAGTTATGACTCTTTACCGAAAAGCTTTGCGATGTTTCCAGCTGTCTCCCATGCAGCAATAGCTGCACGGATGTAGTCGACTTCCGTCGCTGACCAACCATACAAAGGTCGGTCAATAAGGTGACGAAAGAGGATTGTGTCATAATCATTCTCACTAGTGAGAGGATCAGTCACAACCTTTCTCTGAATAACCTCAACCGTCGTGCGAACACGCTGGTTTTTGGTCACTTGATGAGAGATTGAC